TGCGCCTTCGTCGTCGCGTAGCGCACGCCGCTGGAGGTGAGTTGCTTGTCGGCACACAGAGACTTCCCGTCATATGCGATGGTCGTCATATCTGCGTAATCCCTCTCTCACGAATGAGCTGGCTCGACTTCAGGAACACGGCCGCGCGTATCTCGGGCCGTATCCGCGCGTCCTGCTCGATACGCTCGCGCAGCACGTCGAATACCGTGGGGCGGGCCATGAGGCAGGACGGCAAAGGCTTCTCGCGCTGAGGCTTCATTGCCTGATTCCCTGCTCCAATGCGCTCAACCATCGCATTGAGCAGCCATGCGCTATGGGACCATCCCTCTTTCTGCTTTCGCACCCGGCGAGCGAGGCTGGTCACGCCTTGCGCTCCAGCAGTGCTGTGGCGACCTTTTCGGCAAAGGCAACGTGATGTTCCAATGCCTCTACGTGCCCCACAGACCATTCGCTGCTGCTCGGGCGAACACCGGCAGCAAGCAGAGCGTCAAGTAATTCCTGCGGTTTGTAGAGCTGCACACGAGCCTCAGTTGGCATCAGTTCGTTGCGCTCAAGGGTCTTATATGCCCCGCCCGGCAGCACCACGGTTCTGCGACCATCACTCTCGGTGTACTGAACCATCCACGACGCATCGCTGTGGATGTCGTACCAGACCCGCGTCGTCATGACGCCAGTCCCAGCACATCATCGTCCGTGATGAGCAGCACGTCCCGTGAGAACTTCGGGTCGTAGTACGCGAGCGCCGAGCGTTTGCGGAACAGCACCGTGTCGCCTTCCTTCACTGGCATGGGGCGTATGCGGCCTTTCGGCAGGCGCTTTCCCGGCCCTGCTGCGACTACCTCGCCGCGCATGTATTCGTCCTGCGGGCCGGCGAGCGCGATGATGTCGGTCGGAAGATGCGCGGTGGCGCGGACGGCGATGTGGTTGCGGAGGGGCCTTATACTCACTTGCGCCCCTTCTTCGCCGACTCGAAGCGCTTGTTGAACTCCGCGCGTTGAGCGTCCCTGTATTCGCGGGTGCCGGGGCGGACGGTGGGGGCTGCGGGCTTGGCGGCTGGTTTTGACTTCATGCGGGCTCCACGTTTTGTTTACTCGCGCTCACGGCAACCGCTACTGCTTCCGCAGCGGCACGGTAGAACTCGCGGTCATGGTCACTCATCGATTCCCACGGCGTCATCTCCGGGCCTGATCCGGATGGGTCCAGATGCTCCATGCGCTCGTAAAGAATCTTGCCCAAGCGCTCGCACTCCGCTTCGTTCACTGCTCCATCTCCATCGTGACCGGCATTCTACGCCTCGGCATGGCCAGTTCGTTCACCCCGCCTTCCTGCGCCTGCAGGTACTTCATCAGGGCCGGCCGGCCGGTACGCGGGTCAATCCCCACCTCACCAGCCAGAACCATGTTCTGCAGTTGCTGGCCGATGATGTCCGCAATCAGCTTCTGCATCTGCGCAGGACGCATCTGCATGTCCGCCATGGCCGCAGCGGTCTCGACCTGCGCCTTCTGCGCCTGAGCCTGTGAGCGCTCCGTGTCGGCCGTGAGCTTGCCCAATAGCGCCTGTTCGGTCGGATCAGGCGGCGGCGGTCCCTGCGGGAGCATGGCCTTCTCTTCCTCGGACAGCTTGTCCGGTGGGATGAGCCCGCCCTGAATGAGCGGGATGCGCAACCGGCGCTCCAATTCGTCGGCGCCATCGAAGTCCAGGTTCTTCGCGATGAGGTCGCTAGCCACTCTCTGGACCATTTCATTGCCCGTCGAGAAGCGCATGAGGTAGTCGGCGGCCTGCTGTCTCTGAGTGGTGTAGGCCGGCCCGATATCCACTGCCACATCATACCGGCCCTGCGATACATCGTGCAGCAGCGTGCCATCGGGGAGGCGCTTGTTGATCTCCTCGAAGTCTTCCTTGCCGTCCATCCCCAGAATGCGCACCGTGCGCTGGCCGTCGTACACGCTTGGAATCATGTTCACCAGAATTTCCCCGGTGTACTTCAGCGACTCCGCGTAGTTGTCGATGAACTCGAACGAGCTGACATCGCCTTCGGTATTTCGCTGGCGGATGGCTCCGGGTAACTCATTGGCCTGTGGCTCACCCAGCGACGGCCCGAACTTGCCAGTTGCGGCCTTGATGTCATCCGCAGCCTGAGCCGAGAGTGCGATGAGCGCATTCGGGATCTCCGGCATCGGCTCGCGCGTGGGCTTGCCGCCCGTGGGATGCTTCGGGTCCGCGTTGTAATATAAGAACAGCGGGTTCTTCGCATTCGCCTCACGCCACTGGGCCTCGTAACCCTTGATGGAGACGGGCGTCACCATGTATGGCGAACGCGGCACCATGGCCACCGCTTCAATCTCGGCGGTTCGTGCGCCGTTATAGGCTTTCTGCGGGTCCTTGGCCTTTCGCACGAGTCCGCGGTATTTGCGCTTGCCCTCGATGTTCGACACCCTCCCGTAGCACGGCACGATGGGAATGTACTTCCACTCGTAATCGATCGGGCCTTCGACGATCCCGGTGCCACAGAGTTTCCACCAGCGGATGTACGTCGAATCCGACTCGCGCTTCTTCAGTACCCGAATTGGGGCAATGCCAGAACCAGGAGGAGGATCGGCCAGTTCCTTCTCTATCACGCGGATCGCGTCGTAGTCGATCACGCGGCCGTCATCGAGCAACGCGAGCGTCTTCTTGCGTCGCATGCGCTTGAAGTATTCGGCGACCCGTATCTCTTTATCGTTCAGCCAGTCGTGATCGTGGCTGTTCAGATTGAGGTCGGCCGGCTCCAGGTCCGGATGCTCAGCCTCGAACGCATCACGATTCGTGCGCTCGGAAATAAGCGCCCACTCGGCATCGCGCTTCAAAAAGTCCTTTGCGCTCGGATCGAAATGCACGGTGAACGGATTCTCGATACGACCGACACACAGCTCCTGATCGAAGCTGTCATCGACGTACTTCGGATACACGCGCCATGCGCCAAAGCCGCCCTTCAGCGCGAAGTCGAAGCCCGTGTTGTACGCCGTACGTGCCGAGGAATTGCGCTCGATCGCGCGTATCAGCCCTTCGTAGATCGTCGCCAGCTTGCGATCCGACTTGCTGTCGGTCGGCAGAATCTTGATCTGCGGCGCGTTCTGCCGCTGGTCGCCCTTGACTTGATCAAGCGCAATCGAAGTGCGGTCGAAGCTATAGCAGGGACGAGAGCCACGATTCTTACGGGTCTGCTCATCCCACTGAGCACCTTCCTCATCGACGAAGCGGATGTCATCCAGCGCCATCTCACGATTGGCGCCATCGGCCTCGGTAGACTGACGATAGCACTCCTTCACTTCCGCCAATAGCTTGGTGGAGACCTCGGCGTTGGTGGGACGGGCCATTTACGCGAAGTCCGCCGCGAAATTCTGCGATACGTTCGACACGACAGGCTTAACGCAAGCGATGTCGAGTCCTGACAAAATTCCATAGCGAGTTGCGTCTTGCAGATGGTCGCTCGACTTCACTACGCGCCCTTTGTCATCACGTCGATACACACGATACTCCGCTAGCCAATTCTGCAAGGTCTTGAACACTTTTAAGCGTCCGCCCGAAAGGCGCTGCCACACCGCATAGATACCCGCCTCCACTGCGTTGTCCGCTGGCGTGAGATTGAGTCCCAAGTCCGTGTACTGCTGCAGTAACTGCTCGCCATCCTTCTGTGAGCGTCCCCGTGCGGCTGGGTCACAGACTCCCGGGATCCACTCGCCACGTGCCCTGATCGCCTCCGCATGCACGGATGGCTCCGCCTGCCCGCGATAGTGTTCTGAGTACGCGTACACCGTCTGTGACTCGCGGTCGATGGCGAGCCAGATAACGGCAGTTCTGTTCCAGCCCACATCCATGGCGTATACACGCGGCCAGTGCTCTGGTAGCTCGAACGACTCGCAGGTGATCTCCGACTCGGGCACCGGAAAGATTGCGCCACTACCTAGTTGCGGAATGCCCTTCGACCGGGCATCGCGTTGATGCGGCGGCAATGCAGCCCAGAGCGCATCCTTGACGGCCTTGCTTAGATGGGGCGCGTCATCCCACGACGCCATGACCAGAAATCGGCCGTCATCGCTTCGCTGGTTTTCGGGAATCTTCCCGTCCGGCAGGAAGTGCATCACCGTTTCGCTCAGTCCTTCGAGCGGCGTGAACGTGGACATCAGAATGCCGTCTGTCGTCATCAGGCGCAGAAGACATTCCGTGTACACATCCAGCGGCGGCTCCTCGTCGAGCCAGATCACTTCCTGCTCAGTTCCTTGAAACGCGACACGTCCCTGGTCGTAGCTCTTGAACTGCAGGACGCTGGTTCCGCCACTCGCGTGACGCACTGTCACGGTCTCCATCGCGTCCGGTACACCGGCCTTGGGCGAGGTGTGCACGATGGCATCACCCGGAATCAACGCCGTGCCCCAAGCCCCGGGATCGCTTGGCGGGCCAAGTAATTTTGCTTGGGCGATATCGCGAGTCGTCTTACCCGTATCCCCCGCGGCCCATGCACGGATCGGCTTATCAAAACGGCGCCCGACCCACCACGGCGGATAGCGGCCCGTCAGGTGCAGCGTGAGCTCGTAGCCGCCGACGCCCTCACTCTTGCCCACACGATTCGCTGCGAGCATGCACCGTTCACGGACATGCCCGGCCGCGAAGAACTCCAGATGCTTGACGTATAACTCCCGGCGCAGTGGTCCTGTGTCCGGGTAATACGTTTCGAGCCGATTCTGTTCAGTGAGTCGTATCGCATGGCGGTACAGTTCCCGAAGCTGGCCCAGTTCCTCGTCCGTCGCTACGGCCAGCAAGGCGGGCGTGAAGGTCGGC